ACTAGGTCGCTCAGTACTTCCAGTTAAGAAGATTAACTTGATGTCACTAGCAAACATTGACCCATGGGTTGCTAACGCAGTTGGCTTCAACATGACAAAGACACTTGACGCAGCAGTAGTTGCTAAGTTGGACGCAGGCGCGAACATCGTTCGTGTTGCTGGCGGTTCAGGAGCAGTTTCATCTGTATACGAAGGTGTTGGCACAGTTGCTGCTAAGAACACAATTGCACCAGCAGACACAATGAAGTCTGCTGCAATCCGTACTGCTGTTACAAAGATGCGCTCTGCAGGAGTTCAGTACAAGGCTGCTGGAATGTTTGTTGCATACATTCACCCAGAAGTTTCTGCTGACCTACGCACAGAGACAGGTAACAACGTATGGCGTACTCCACACGAGTACCAGAACGCTGCTCCACTTTACGGCGGAGAGACAGGCTCATGGGAAGGCGTTCGCTTCATTGAGACAGCAAACGCAACTTCTTCACAGTCAGGAACAGGCTCAGGCGGTTCTCAGACACGTGTATTCAACACATACGTAGTCGGAGCACAGGCTCTTGCTGAGGCTGTATGGAAGGAACCAGGCATGGAAATCGGAGTGGTCCAAGACCGCTTCAACCGTTTCAACCCAGTCGGTTGGTACGGAATCATCAACTGGTCTCTATACCGTACACCAGCATTGGTTCGTATTGAGTCAGCGGCTTCAGGTCGCGCAACAGCGTAACAATAGTTATACGGGTAGGCAGGGGCTTTTGTCCCTGCCTATCAGTAAACCTATTGGAGGGAACTATGGCTTACATATTTAGAACACCAACAATCCTAGAAGAAATGGATGGCGAATACCATCCACTATTTTCTAGAATCAAAATTGAAAAGGGAATCACAGTTCTTAAGAACGGTTCTGTCTATACAGAGATTCGTTATCCATCCTCTGAGGAATGGGTTGCAGCAGATATTGCTTACTTAGGTGGCATTGACTATGAGGTAGATGCTACAGAAAAAGCAGCCCTTGAGGCTGCTGGTTATACAGTGGAGACGGTATGAGACACAGACTAGACCATCCAGAAGATGTAGAAGGTTGCTTTGGTTGCAAAGTAATTGGATTGCAAATGAGTCCAGGAGATGCATCATCTCAAAAGGCTATGAGCAACAAGAAGTGGGATGGAGAATTGAATGCTTATTACTCTGCAAGAGCACAAGGTATTCAACCAGAAGGCACAAGTATGGCTGCAGTGCAGCGTGCTGTTAAAGCCTCTGAAGCAATGGGTAAGGCTTATGACGCAGACACTATGACTAGTGCTCGTTATATTAATGATAAATCGGCAGCAACACTAAAGGAAGCGGGAGCAATATAATGTACGGTATGAAAAAGATGGAAACAGGTTCAATGAAGAAGAAGGCAGTAAAGAAGACTGCTAAGAAGAAGACTGTCAAGAAGATGGCAAAGAAGCCTGCTGCCAAGGGTGGAATGTACGGTGGCATGTAATGCCAAAGATGACACCGCAAGATGCAGCAATGGCAAAGATTTTGCAACAGAAGTATGGCTATCCTTCACCACCTAGAGCAACTACAGCAGACAGCGCTCGTCGCCAGAATGCAGCAAAGTTGGCTAAGACAAAAATGAAGAAGAAGTAATGAGTAAGACTGCTAAGCATTACCTTAAAAGTGGTAAAGAATATACAGGCGCTGTTCATAAGATGAACGGACAGATTCACACAGGTGCAACTCATACCGCATCAAGCAAAGTTCTTACTCATACAAAGCCTAAAGCAAAAAAGGTAAAATAATGTGTGCTACATGTCCATGTAAATGCAAGACAGGAAAACCTCAAAAAGGTTGCAAGTGCCCTTGCCCTACGTGCAAGAAAGCAAGAAAAAAATAATGGCAATTAGAAAACCAGGTAGATGCTATCAATGCGGTAAGCCTGACAATAAATGTAAATGTTAAGAGGATAAGTAATGGCATACACCAAAGCAGGTTTACGTGAGCGTTTAAAGAACCAGATTATGGCTGGTTCTAAAGGTGGTAATCCTGGCCAGTGGTCTGCCCGTAAGGCTCAGTTGCTAGCACAGGCTTACAAGAAGGCAGGCGGTGGCTACTCAGGTAGCAAGACTGCCAAGCAGAAGTCTTTGTCTAAGTGGACTAAAGAGGACTGGGGTACTAAGTCTGGTAAGCCAAGCACTCAAGGTGCTAAGGCTACTGGAGAAAGATACCTTCCTAAGAAAGCCCGTGCTGCACTGAGCGCATCAGAGTATGCAAGAACATCTGCAGCAAAGCGTGCAGGTATTCGTAAGGGACAGCAGTTCGTAAGACAACCTAAATCTATAGCAAAGAAGACGGCTAAATACAGATGAAAAAAGATTCTAGATTAACTCGTGCTGGTGTATCTGGCTACAACAAGCCTAAGCGTACTCCTAACCACCCAAAGAAGTCACACGTAGTTGTGGCTAAAGAGGGAACTCAGGTTAAGACTATTCGTTTTGGACAGCAGGGTGTATCTGGTTCTCCAAGAAAGGCTGGTGAGTCTGCATCATATGCAGCACGCCGTAAGTCTTTTAAAGCAAGACATGCTAAGAATATTGCCAAAGGCAAACTAAGTGCAGCCTACTGGGCAGATAAGGTGAAGTGGTAATGGGTATTCTACTTAACGAAATAACAGATGAGGTTTTAATTAACCTTGCTGGTTACACAATCCAACAGGATAAGGCTACACACCTAACAACTCCTATTTCTACAACTACATCCACAATTGCAGCACCTACAATTTTTAATGTAGCAGATGCTCAACGCCTTGGCTCGGGTATTGTCGAGATTGATGATGAACTACTATGGGTAGATACAGTAGACCGCATTTCTAACAGCGCAACAGTATCTCCGTATGGCCGTGGGTTTATGGGTTCTACTGCTGATGTTCATAATGCTGGAGCAAAGGTAACTATCTCTCCAACATTTCCTAAGCACGTTGTTAAGCGTGCTATTCAGGACACTATTCGTGCTATGGGTTCTGCCATCTTTGCTGTTAAGCAAACAAGTTTTACATTTAGTAGCACAATTGTAAACACATACGAATTAGATAATAAGAATATCCAGAACATCCTGACTATGCACTGGCAGGATATTGGTTCTAGTGGAGAGTGGATTCGCGTTAAGCGATGGGACTTTGATGCTTTCCCAGACCAGACCACCTGGGGTACAGGTGCACAAACAGTAACTATTGGTGACAGAATTGCATCTGGTCGTAAGGTGAAGGTTGTTTATGCAACCGCACCTTCAACACTGTCTACTACATCTACAGATTCATTTACTGCACAAACTGGATTACCAGAGTCTTGCCGAGACATTGTAATCCTTGGTGCTTCATACCGTTTGATTGCATACTTAGACCCAGCCCGTACTGGTGCACAGTCACCACAGGCTGACGAGACAGACAACAAGCGTACCTTTGGTTCAGCAACTAACGCATACCGCCAACTATTTGCTCTTTACACACAACGTCTTTCAGAAGAAACGATGTCACAGCAACAGCAATATCCACCACGAGTTCACTTCAGCCGATAGGAAGATTGAATGCCAACAAGAAAATACTCATCCCGTTCCCAGCAAACAACTCTTACTGCTGGTATCAACTCAAGCGTTACTTCGGCTACAGTCGTATCTGGTAGTGCACTCCTTGGTGGTATCACAATTTCTGCTGGTGAAACATTCACAGTAGTTATTGACCCAGATACAGCCCTTGAAGAAATTGTAGACGTTAGTGCCGTCAGTACTAATACGCTAACAATTGTTCGCGCTATTGACGGCTCAACTGCACAGTCTCACTCAGCAGGTGCTGTTGTACGACACATGGCGATTGGTCGTGACTATCGTGAGGCTAATGCTCACGTTGAAAACACAACCACAGCACACGGTTTAACCATTGCTAACGTCCTTGAAACAACAGATACAAACATGATTAGCACAGCAATGTTGCAGTCATCTTCTGTAACTACCGCAAAAATTGCTGATGCTAACGTCACAACTGCAAAGTTGGCTGATGGCTCAGTAACTTCTGCAAAAATTGCAGACCTAAGTATTGCTACAGGTGATATTGCAGACTTTGCTATTACAAGCGGTAAGATTGCAACAGGTGCTGTAGGCACAGCAAAGATTGATGACCTGTCAGTAACAGAGGCAAAGATTGCCCCTACTGCAGTAACTACTAGCAAGATTGCAGATTCAGCAATTACCAGTGCAAAGATTGCAGACGGAACAATTGTTGCTGGCGACATTGCAGATGGAGCCATTACCTCATCAAAGATTCTTGATGGAACTATTGCTACTGGAGACATTGCTGACAGTGCTATTACTTCGGCTAAGATTGCCGATGGCACTATTGTGGCTGGTGACCTAGCAGACGGA